GCAAATCTTGCAACCCACAACGCAGACATCTATCCTGATAACTTCGGTCCTTCCGGTTTGAGTGATATGTTCATCTGCGTTAATGATCAACTTTACTTAACTGCAGGTGTGGATAATGCAAACATTGGTTTAACTGATGTGTACGTTACCGCAAGAGTTCGATGTAGAGTAGTCAAACTATCCACTAAAGATTGGATGGCAGTAGCGATCCAGAGTACAGCCGCCGACAACTGAGGTGGTTAAGTGAGCGCAGAAGAGGCAGCGATAGCGGCTATTGAATCTGCGGAAGCGATGACTCTTGCTAATTTGAATCTAATTAGATCAGTTAAGCAATTGCTACCTAAGAAATATCAAGTTGTTGCTGACCCTGTAATTGATTTACAAACAAACATTGTTAGAGCAGAAGCAAAAGTAGCAAAGAAAGTAACTCGGAAAGCATCAGCCTATTCAAAGAAGTACGGTAGAGCATTCAAGAAAGTATCTGGTCGCTTCAAGAAGAAGAACGGATCTTGGAAGAAAGACGGATTTAAGTTAGCACAAAAAGCAGCACACAAAGAAGCGAAGAAGTGATTACAATGGCTACAGATATGCAAGCACGACAATTGATTAAGCAAGTACCACCAGTTACCGCTAATTTAAACTTTGAAGGGACTGATACCATTACTCTCCCATTTCCAGCAGCAGGTTGGGAAGTAGTCCAACCCTTTGTTGGTGCTAATTTATATTTAGTGTGGAGGGGATATATCGATCTAGCAGGTTATACTCAAGACGATTTAACATTCTTTACTCAAGCAGTAGACGTACAGCACGGGCCTCTGGATTTATCATCAGGTCTTACTAACAACGTTACTTTTGATTTAGTAACAACTCGACGAATTCGTGATAGTGAAGTCGGATTATTTCAAGGATTTTTACCCAGTACATCAACACCTTGTTTAGATATACAAGAAGTGATTTATGGGGAATGGGCTAATAGAACACCATACGCTCAAACCATTCCATCTTTAACTAATGTTTCTGCAGGTACAGTGGGAACGGGTAATCCAACCGCTTCTGATAGACTACATATAACTAGAATTGTTGCTTCGTTTGGTGCTGGTGCTGCTGATACACTTTACCTAGGCGGAACTAACTTTGTAATTGGTGGAGTAACAGGTCATGAGAAAGATCTAGTCTACATCGAAAGACTCCGCCGGGCTTACACACAAGACCCGGGGCGTAATGTCTGATGGCTGGTTTAGGTTATACCCCCATTACCCGACCTGCTGAATTAGCAGACCAAGATGTCTACAAAGCATGGGTAGAATATACAGGAGTACCCGCTGCTATTACTGGTGGTTTGGGTGCTATTGGTTTTAATGTCGCATCACAAGCAGGGCAGGTTAAGACAGGGACTTCGATTTTTTCTGCTACTAGATATGGTTACGGTTTAGCCTTACTATTAGAATCATCAGTAGGGACTATGATTTTTGCAACTGTTATGACTGCCATAGATCCAGAACATAAACACTCATCGGGAGTAGATGAAACTAGATTCTACAAAGAACATCTTGAAGGTACAGGGACGAAAGCGGCGGGCTTCTTAAAATCATTAGCCAAAGGTGAGGACCGAATTATTGCAAAGAGATGGCTATGATGGAAATCACACTTGAACAAAGAGTAGCTAGACTTGAACGCCTACTCTATCTGTTGATTGGATTGCAAGCACCCGGTCTAATGGAATACTTGGGCCTTCTAGCCTAGACTATTCTTCTTCGATCCCTTTTAGTTTCATTTGGAATAACTCTTCAGCAACTCTACGGTTTCTAATCTCTCTGATTATTTCATTATACAAGATTGAATAATCTATTTGATTCTGAATCATCTCTCTCCCTGCTAGAAGTGTAGCTACAAATTGCAACTCTTCAGTTCTCCATCCTTCAAATTTCTTCATTGTCTAGCCTCCCTTTCTGCTTGTCTTGCCCTTTCCCAGTCCTTGATGATGTATTCCAAGGCTAGTGACCTATTGTTTCCGTACCTATGCATTGCTCTATTCAAGGTAATTATGCAATCATGCGGTAGTGTAACCGATATTGTGTTGCGTGTAGCACCCTGAACACGTCTATTTATTCGTGCCATACATCGGCGGAACTCCTTTTTATTAATAATACTTACATTTTGAAGCAATGGAAACAAAACATTTGATAGGTAAACCCCTATTTCCGGCTGTCGCGGTCGGGCGTGGCCTCCTAGCCCGAGGGTTGGGCTAGGCACGACAAAAGGCTTGTTGGGTTCGCTACGCTCACAAAGATAAGGGCGGATGATAGGAAAACTTCCGAAAATATAACCTTTATAGACTGTGGACTATGCCACCCCGCCATGGCAACAGCAAAGACAGGTAGTTTTTACCTGAATGAAACAGTAACACTGACTGCAGGTTTAGTATCGAGTGGTAGAGTAACAGGCACTTTAGATCTAAGTGCTTATGTGAACGTACCAACTGGGCAAGCAATTGCAATAGACCAGGTTGATTTTATCCATCAAGCATCAGGTGATTTTGGCGGAGCAGTAGCTTCAATGCTAAATGGACCCGGAGCAATTGGGGCACAACTCACAGACTTGAACCCCGGTACCGCTTTTGTCCGAGCAGATGACCAAAGCCTAGTCGCATCTTCAGCACTTAACATCGATACCGCTGCAAATCTTGCAACCCACAACGCAGACATCTATCCTGATAACTTCGGTCCTTCCGGTTTGAGTGATATGTTCATCTGCGTTAATGATCAACTTTACTTAACTGCAGGTGTGGATAATGCAAACATTG